TAAGATTTGGACAGATATATGCAGACCTGCCTTGGTTGACAGACAGGGCTGGTGTCTTTTTATTGGTACGCCAAAGGGACACAACCACTTCAAAGAACTGCGAGACAGGGCAGAAAAAGAAGAAGGATGGGGATTGCTTGAGTTCAAAGCTTCAGAGACAGGGGTAGTGGATGACACAGAACTGAAGGCTGCTAAGAATGAAATGGGTGAAGATAAGTACCGCCAAGAGTTTGAATGTAGCTTTGATGCTGCTGTAGAAGGCTCTTACTATGGGCAAATCCTCAATGAACTGGAAGACAAGAAGCATATGCAAGAGATTCCCAGAGAGGAACTAAGTAGGACTTTTACTGCTTGGGACTTGGGAATGGGTGACTCTACGTCTATCTGGGTGGCTCAGTTAGTGGGTACTGAGGTGCGCTTGCTTGACTACTATGAGAATCATGGGGTAGGACTAGACCACTACGTTAAGTGGATTAAGGACAACGACTATCTCAAAGCAGAGCATATTCTGCCCCATGACGTTAGGGTTAGGGAACTTGGCACAGGTAAGAGCCGAATGGAAATGCTTGAGGAAGCTGGACTAGAAGTCAAGATTGCACCCAGAATGGGACTAGACGATGGCATCCAAGCGGTAAGACGATTATTGCCAAGGTGCTGGTTTAATGTTCCTAAAGTGCAAACAGGACTGAACTGCCTGAGAAACTACCGCAGAGATTACGATGAGAAGCGTAAGATATTCTATGAAAGACCACTACACGATTGGTCAAGTCATGGCTCTGATTCGTTCCGTTACTTAGCCCTTGGATTGGATGAAGGACATTCAACGTGGTCTAAGCCGATTAACCAAACTCCGAAATGGATTGTCTGATGTATGTATCAATGCAGGGTGTAAATCTAGCCCCTAAAGTAAAAGAACTTGAAAAGCGTATCGAAATGCTTGAAAATATGGTAAAAGAGTTACAATTGGATAAACCCAGAATGGGACGCCCTCCAAAGGACAAGCATGGCACAGAACGAGTTAATGTCGATAATCCAAGCAGAGATTGACGATGCAATTGGATTTATTGAAAGCGAAACTGTTGAACAACGCAAACAGGCTCTGGAGGCTTATCTACGACAGCCATATGGTAATGAAGTTGAGGGTAAGTCTCAAATCGTTACTGGAGAAGTGGCAGAAGCGATAGATGGTGCGCTACCTAGCTTAGTTCGTATCTTTACAGGCTCAGACAATATCGTAGTCTTTGAGCCACAAGGCCCTCGTGATGAAGCCTCGGCAAAACAGGCCACAGATTACTGCAATTGGGTATTCAATCGGGATAACGCTGGTGTAGCTATTCTGCATGATTGGTTTAAAGATGCCTTGATGCAGAAGAACGGCATTGTTAAAGCGTATTGGGAAGATAAAGAAGACATTACAAAAGAGCGTTACTTTGACTTGTCTGATGACGAGTTAGCAATGCTGATGAGTGATGAGACTATGGAGATTGTCGAGCAAGATACGACAGAGTTCCCAATATTTGACCCGATGGGACAGCCAGTTATAGACCCTATGGGTATGCCTGTGATGGGTGCTACACACAATGTTGTGGTGCAGCAAAAGAAAAAGTCAGGCAAGGTAACGATTGAGAATGTCCCTCCAGAGGAGTTTTTGATTAGCAAGAAGGCTAGAACTATTGCTGATAGCCCATTCGTAGCCCACAGGCAGATGTTGACTCGTAGTGACTTGGTTGCTATGGGCTTCAATAAGAAGCAAGTTGAAGGCTTGCAGATGGGTGATGCTTTGGCTTATACGCCAGAGCGTGTGGCTCGTTACTCTGCTGGTGAGCAGCCTTACCAAGTTCAGACTGATGACCCATCGATGCAAGAGATTGAGGTCTTTGAGTGTTATGTCAAAACTGATATGAATGGCAAAGGTATTGCTGTTCTGACTCAAGTTTTCTACGCTTCAAACGAGATTCTTCAAGATGTAAATGGTAAGGAAATGGTTGAGGAAGTTGACTATGTTCCTTTCCACTCAATCTGTCCTATCCCAATTCCGCATAAGTTCTTTGGTAACTCGTTGGCAGATAGAACAACAGACTTACAACTGATTAAAACCACTATCACTCGTCAGATGTTGGATAACCTTTATCTCACGAACAACGCCAGAGTAGTCGCCATCGAAGGCCAAGTAAATCTAGAAGATTTGCTTACATCTACAGCAGGTGGTGTTATTCGTGCCAAGTCACAAGGTGCTGTTCAACAATTGGTTGTTCAAAACGTGGCTTCTCAGGCTTTCCCAATGCTTCAGTATCTGGACACAATTCAGTCTAAGCGTACAGGTGTGTCTGATGCTTCACAGGGCTTAGACCCTGCTATCTTGCAGAATGTTACTGCTGCTGCGGTAGCTTCAATGCAACAAGCTGGCGCAGGTAAGATTGAACTAATGGCTCGAATCTTTGCTGAGACAGGCGTTAAGTCTTTGTTCCAAGGCATTTTGCACTTGCTCTGTAAGTACCAAGACAAAGCACGAATGGTTCGTATGCGTGGTGAGTTCGTAGAGTTTGACCCTCGTACATGGGCTAACCAATACGATGTGTCTATCAATGTAGGTTTAGGTGCTGGAAACAGACAAGAGCAGATGGCTATGTTGTCAATGGTTCTTGCTAAACAAGAGCAGTTGATTGCTCAGTACGGCCCTGCTAATCCTTACGTTTCACCTGCTCAGTATCGTGGCACTTTGGGACGCATGGTTGAAATTGCTGGCTTTAAAGATAGTGCTGAGTTCTACAAAGCGATTACGCCAGAGCAAGACCAAGCATTGAGCAATCCTCCTCCACAACAACAGCAGATGCCTCCAGAAGTTCAAGCAATTATGGCTAGGACACAGGCTGAGATACAAGCTAACCAAGCTAAAGCACAGGCTGACATTCAGTTGAAACAACAACAGATGCAGATTGATACAGAGATGGCGCAACAGAAGGCTGCTGTTGAAATGCAGATGATGCGTGAGAAAGAGGCTGCTAAGTTGCAACTAGAGCGTGAGAAACAACAGGCTTACTTTGCAATGAAGCAACAAGAGTTTGAAGCAGAAGCACAATTGAAAGCAATGAAGATTGGTGCTGGCATTACATCTAACGTAGAGATTAGGGGTTAAACATGGCTACAGCACCAGTTTATTATTCAGACCAAGCAGTTAAAGACTTTATTGCAAATGAATTTAAAGGTTTATCAGGTGATGCACTTTATACGGCTGTAGCAAATGAAGCCGTTAACAAGGGTGTTTCAGCAGAGCAACTTGGGCGTGTGCTTGGGTTTGATACTGGTGCAGTCAATCAGTACGCAACTAACGTAGGAAAACCACTTGTTGCACAACAGCAAGTATTGGATAGCGTCATTGATAACGCATACAACCAACAGTTTGGGCGTGATGCTACAACGGCAGAGAAAGCTAGTGCTGTTGCATATTTAACTGGCGGTGGTAGTTCTGGACAAGGAACTGGCGTTCTAAACTACAGCACAGAAGGCTATAACTACGACACACAAAGCGTTATCTCAGGCTATCGTAGTGCGCTAGGTAGAAACCCTACGCAGACTGAATATGTTTCTGCAATGGCTACATTGGGCTATGACCCATTTAATCCAAGCGTTTTAGGTACTGCCAAGAACTTGTCAGCTAATGTTAATGCGTTAGAGAGTGACCCATTTGCAGGGCGTTATGCCAATGCTAACCCTTATGGGACTTATGACGTTTTAACAGGTACAACTAAGCTAGATTCTGCTTTGCCTAACATTTCTCAGAATGTCCAAGGTAATAGCGTTCAATTTATCAGCCCTGTTACTCAGCAACCAATTACCACTTCATTTGTAAATGGTAAGTTAGTTGTAAAAGAAGGTCAGAACACACTTACTGGTGAGCAAGCACAAGCAGCAATTAACCTTGCGTTGAATACTGGTGCGCTAACTGGTACTGAGTATAAAAACCTGACAGGTGCATTGGCTAATGCTAAGTCAATGGATGATGTTTATGCTGCATTTTCTACTCCACAAGCAGTAACTGCGTTAGACCCTAACTATGGTTTCCAGTTGGGTGTAGGTAAGACACTAGCCCAAGCCCAAGAAAAATCTGCTGGTGTACAGGCGTTGGTTGACCAGATTGCTGCACAGAATGGTGGTAGATTGCCATCTAATTTCTCTGTGGCTAACTTGGCTACTACACAAAATGTACCTTTCCAGTTTGGTCAAAATACTTACAACAAGTCATATGTTACAGACGCTGGAACACCAATATCTACATTGGCTACAGCACCAACATCGTTAACAAACTTCAATCCTAAGAATGTTTACCAAGCACCAACAGTAGCAGGTCAATTCCGTGAGTTGTTTCCCTCGTTTGGTGAATCTAAGCGTTTGGCACAGGGATTGATTAACGAGCGTCCTACGACACAAAGCATTGTTGACATGATTCGTGGTACTCCAGCAAACGCTAATCTTGGCTTACAGACAATGCAAAGCAATGTAGTTGGTGCGCCTCCATCATTAAACAACGTGTTAAGCATGATTGGTAAATAACCATGAACTATCAAGAACTGCGTAGTTTGGTGGGTGGTAGCAATCCACAAGACGTTAGCTATCAGGATATAGTTTCTGGCATCCAAAGCCAGTACACACCACAGACGCAGTTTGCGCCTACAAGGTCATTGCTAGACTCAATTGGGGTTACTGTACCTGACCAACCAAGAATTGCTTATGGCTCGTTGTTACAGGCGCAATCAAGAGTTCTGCCTACACCAATGCAAGACATAGCAGTAAAAGATACTTCAACCATTTTAGATACTAATGCGCTTAAAAATATCGTAGCTGACTCTAACAAGGTTATTGACATTCCAAACTTAAATAACAGTTTTGTCCCAAGCAATGACGTTATCAACAAAAGCGTTGTGAATACTGACACAACAAACACAGGATTGTTTGGAACAAATGTCACAGGAACAGATGTAGCAAAAGTTGCAGGTACAGTAGCACCGATAGCTGCTTTAGCAGGTAACTCAGACCTAGTTAAAACAGCTATTGCACTAAACCTAATTGGTTCTGCTGCTGACATTAAAACAGAGCAAGATGTAATTAACTTGGGAACAAGGATAGCGATGCTGGCAGCAGGGCCGTACGGCAATGCGTTAGCAGCAGGTCTTGGTTTAGCTACTAATAACACCCCAATGACAGCCAATGCTTTACTGTCATTAGCAAACCCAACATTAGGACTTATTAATACTATTGTTAGTAATCTAACTGGTAACAGTTTTGGAAATGTTGTTAGTGGATTGATATCTGCACCAGAAGGCTCAATTAGTGATTTAGGTTTACTAGGCGCAAGTAACTATGGTAATGCCATTGATAGAAGCGCAGCAGATGTAAATGATGTATTGCGTGATGCCATTACAAATGGATTTGACTTAACTGGCAGTTACGATTTTAGTGGCGGTAGTAGTGGTGGCAGTTACGACTTTAGTGGCATTGGCGGTGGTGGTGGTCGCTCAGATTTTTGGACAAATAGGGCAGTAAATGCAGAATGACAAAGCAGTTTTGGCTCAATGGGCTAAAAACTTACTGAACGATGACTTTTTCAAAGAAGTATTAAATAACTTGAAAAATGAACAGATTAGTGTGATAATTAACACAAGTGCAGAAGAATGTGATAGGCGTGAGGATGCTTACCGCCACATTAAGACTATTGAACTAATTACAGGACACCTAGAAGGTTTAGCCTCGGAAACTGTGATTAGAGAAAAGAAGTGGAAGATTCTGTAGGGTTTACCCTACCCTCCGTCCAGAAGGTTTCTGGCGATTATTGAGATGACAAATGGAAAACACCAACCCTCAAGGGAGTGAAAGCCTAGATGTAAACCAAGCTGCTTCAGCGTTTGAAGGCATGATGGGTGATTCTGAGGAAGCTGACAACAGCCAAGCCGAAGGTCAACCAGAGTACCAACAAGAGACTGATGAAGTTGAGTATTCTGAGGAGGAATCCGAGGAACAGCCAAAGCCTAGATATAAAGTCAAAGCATCTGGTGAGGAAGTCGAAGTAGAACTAGACGAACTTATCAAGGGTTATCAACAAGGTACGGACTACACTAAAAAGTCTCAGGCTCTAGCTGAACAACGTAAGGCGATTGAAGCTGAACGAAGTCATTTAGAGTATGTTAAACAAGAGCGACAGGCATACGCCCAGAAGTTGCAAGCGTTGGATAGCTTCCTTACGCAGCAACATCAGGGTGTGGACTTAGAAGTTTTAAAGGAAACAGACCCTATCGGTTAT